ACTCTTTCAACTACGTCTACATTATCATGAGAAGCATTGTCATAAGTAACACGAATTGTATAAAGTAAGGTAGATCCATCATAGTATTCCCAATCATCTACCGTCGCGGATACGGCAGTACGCTCAATCTTATGACCTAATTTACCAGCAACGAATGAACCTACAGCGAGGGTCTTCTCTTCTTTATTATAAACTCGTTGAATAATCTGAGTTTGATCAAATTCTGAAGGAGATTTAGTTGAATCAGACATTATTTAACCTCTTCTTTAACTTGTTCACCTAATTGAGCACCTTTAGAAGATACCCAAGTACGACCAAAATGCAATCCTGCGCAGGCCATAAACATTTCAAAAGTCATACTTGTAGATTTTACTACTCCAGCCATTTCTAAACCAGAAGCAGCCCAACAGATAACAGCAGATACAATCACAAGCGTTAAGCTTACTGATTTATCTGCATTCTCTCGTTTAATCCAAATATGGTTAAGATCCATGTTAGTTACTTATTTTAGTAATTGTAAAATACGTTCTAGCATTAGCGCCATCAACATCACCATCGGTGTGAGGTCTTACAACATCACCAGCATTTAAATTAATAGTTGCAGTTACAGCAGAATAACCACCAGATGGAATAAATGTAATTCCTCTAAGACCATCGCTATATGCTAGTGAACTAGAATTTGTTGTTAATAATGAACTATTAACACTAATTCCACAATTAGAAGGTCCTCCACTTTTACTATCAGCAATAGTTATAGCATAGACACCAGTTTCATTGATTGTTAATGATGCTCCAGCAGTAGCACTATCAGCATAAGTAATTGCGGGGCCCACATTTTTTCTAATATTAGAATAGCGACGAATTTTAGTATTAGTAGAACCATGACCATTAGCTGTATCTAAATGTATTTCACTACGAGGAGCAGTTAATGTACCTGAACTTGTAGAAGTCCAACCAGCTACGGGGAAAATAATAGGACCAAATGCAAAACTACCGCCACTAGCTTGCATACTTGATACAACAGTTTTCTCAAAAGTTGTATTAGATCCAGACGAACCTGCCATATATAGATTAGCAGTATCTGATCCGTCATAAAAAATTACAGGAGATACGTTAGTATTTAAAAATGAACCAGTGCTAAATAGTTCATAAGACACACCGATTGAACGGTGATTAGAACCCATTTTAGCGGAATCAATTCTAATACCGTCAGGAAGAGCTAATGAACCGACTGCAGCTGAAACTGTACCAGTAGTAAAGAATCCCTGTAGATGAATTGAATCACCTACACGTTTATAATACCATGAATTATTACTTACAGTACCAAATCCCGCACTAGGAGTAATGGTAATAGGTGACCAATCGCTTAGAGAAAGAATTGGAGAAGTTCCGCCGCCTGAAGACCAGCCGGAGATTGGGACAATTGCCTGGATAGATTGCTCGATTCCATTTGCGGTAAGGGAACTTCCGGTTACTTTTGTTAGTCCACCTGATCCTCCGCCCGCTTGAACTCCAAAAGTTACATAACTAACATTAGATTCAGCTAAAACTTCAACAAAAGAAGCTCCAGCTTGACCTTGAACAAAATGGCCAACGCCTCTAATTGCTGGAAGCTTAGTAGAATCAGAAACAAGCGAGTTCGGTAGAGAAATACGAGCTTCAGTAGCTGTAGAAGTTCCAGAAGTAAATTTACCTGTAATTTCTACAGAATCACCAACTCGTCTCCACCAAAAACTTTGAGTACTTACAGTACCAAATCCCGTAAATGTGGGAGTGTAGCTCTGCCAATCGCTCATGGGTACGTTAGCTTGAGCAATATCAGGAGCTAATACAACGTCATCAAAATAAACATCTACTGCGCCAGTATTAGAAGCACGAGCAATATGTAAACCAACTCGAATTTGAGCAGTAGAAGTATTAGTAATTAAAGTACATACAACTCTACCAGAAGATCCACTAATTCCACTAACTACTGTTGGCGCAATTAATACACTATTAGTTACATCATAAGCATAAGGAACAAAATCAGAAGCTGAAATAGTTCCAGACGTAGTATAGGGGAAAGATAAAGTAAGAGCTTGACCGCGATATGCAGTAGGAATATTAACTAGACAGCTAACACCTTCACCTTGACGAGTAGCACCAGATGAAACCGTCATCTTAAATGATGCAACGCCATTAATTTCGTTAGTTGTATCACGAGTTATTGTAGTATTAGGAGAACCGCCGGTCATATCTACCGGAGTAGTTGCAGCAGCATCAGCATAAGCTGCCCAATCACCAACCGTTGCTTCAGCATTATAATTATCAGTCTTATCTGCTGCCCAGTTATTAGCGGCAGTATTGAGAAGCATTAAATTAAGAGAAGCAGTAAATCCGGGACCACCAGATCCTACTTCAGACTCTAATCCAGCACTATTAAGCTTATAAAGTTTACCATCGGATTTGAAATAAGTTTTATAGAAACCAGCAGAAGGATTAGATGGGGTAGAAGCTTGATCATCCCAAGTTACAATATCAGTTGTAGGAGTATTTACTGTAGGAGATGTTAGAGTTTTATTAGTAAGAGTTTGAGAATCAGAAGTACCAACTACAGAACCAGTTACACCGTGAACACCGGATGAAGCGCTAGTATGAGTAGTTAAAGCTGACGATGTAGCACGAGTATCAACGTCTGATTGAAGTTCATCTAGAGCTCCTTGTACATCAGTTGCAGCGAGGTTGCCAGAAGGTACGTTAGAAATTGCTGAAGCATCGTGAGCATCTGTAGCATCACCAATATGACCTTGAATATCACCATCTAGTTCATTAATTGCAGCTTGTACGTCTGTAGCTGCAATAGAACCAGCTGGAACGTTAGAAATAGCAGATGCATCATGAGCGTCTGTTGCATCGTTTATATGGTTATTAAGATCTGTAGTAGATGCTTTAGCATTTAGTTGAGTTTGGGCATCTGAAGTTAATCCGCCGATATATTGAAATTCAGTATTGGAAACGGAACCATCGGCAATCTTAGCTGCATCGATAGCAGCAGCAGCTTTAATATCGGCATTGTCAATGTTACTAATTGTATTAGAATCAGCATCGATCGTTTTATTAGTAAGGGTAGCTGAATGTGCTTCAGTTACAACTGGAGATGCGCTTGTTCCATTGTGGTAATTGAGTTTCCCAGAACTATCAAGTACTTCCATCTCTCCTTTAGAGTCAATAGCTGTACTAGAGACAGGGATTAAACCAAGAGCACGAAGAAATTTCCTAATATTTACCACTTATTACTCCTTAAGTCTGTTCTAAAGCTCGGGCTTCAAAGGTGATTTTACCACTATGAGAAGCTCCAGAAAGCGCTGTAGTTGAAAATTGAATTTGACCATTATCGGTCATATTAAAGCTAATTTGAGCACCACCGCTAGTTCTAACTTGGCTAACAGTCCACTTAAATCCCACTGAGTTATTAGGATTATAAACCGCAATAATATCGCCAGCTTCATCTGCATTAGCTAAAGTAGTTTCACGATATACTGCATATCTAATAAAAACAGCTCGAACGTTAGAAGTTGAAAATGATAATGCCGGAATATCAATATTAGAAGCTGTATTATATGCATCTAATGAAAATGATTGAGGAGCTACGTCAAATGCTCCACTAGTAATAGCCAATTGCTCAGCTACAGCCTCGGCAAAAAGAATTACAGCGGGAGCCCAATTAGGAGAAGTTCCGCTATCTGGAAAATCGATTATTGTCGAACCAATAGTAATTTGAGGCATCTAATATAGTTGTTAAAATATTTACAGAAAGCTGAAAAAGAAAGGGGAGCCCGAAAGCTCCCCCATCTATTTGATATTGTTAACTAATTATTAGGTAGCGTTAACAATTGCGTTGATGAGAGTGCTCTTACCGGGAGCGCAGCAGAATACTGCTTGGTCGGTATAGAGACGAAGCTCATAGCCAGCAGAGTTTTCGAGATCGCGGAAGAACTCTTCACCCTGACCAGGACGCTTGAAGGAAACGTCTTGGGAACCAACACGCATCCAGTCTTCTAGATTTAGAAGGAAAGCATAACCCTCTTTGATATAGATAGAAGGATGAATTTCGATTTCACCGTTCTGGCTATGGAAAAGAATGGATTTAGCACCCATTTCAGCCTTTTCCTTAGAGTAGCTACCATCGTAGCGACGTAGAGCGGCTTGATCGTTCATCATGTTAGACCAGGCACGTGGATTTACGAAAGCCACGAGCTTACCATCTTGACCCTTTTCTACGCCACGAGCAGCAGCAAGATTTAACTTGTTGAAGCTAAGGGCAGCAGAACCAGCTGGGTAGGTATTACCTTTGAAAAGGTTATACTGAGCAGCACTGATATTGAAAAGAGTACCAGTGTTGGTTAGGATCTTGTGTACGCCAGGGAATTCGTTACCATAAGCACCTTTATGCCAAACAACGTCACCTGAAACGAGGGTGCCAGGGTTAGCATTGAGGGTAATAGTACGGTTATCCATGTCTACAGAAGAGATAGTGAACTCACCTTTAGAGGTAGCACCAGAGCTATCGCGGATTTCGATAGGCATTCCTTCACCACCAGCCCAGATACCAGGAGCCCATTCAGCAGTCTGAATGGTTACAACAGTACCAGAGTTGGAAGCTACTACACCATAGCCCATCTGACCATAGAACATCTCGATTTCGAGCTTCTTGGTTACAGAACGGAGCATGTTGCTTACAAGATACTTGGTAGCATCCATGAAAGCTTGCTTGCCACCTTGAGCAGCGCGGCTAGCAGCAGTATAACCTAGAACTGAACGAAGCACGAGGGGATAACCACGTACTTGAGCGTCCTTAATTACACCAGCAACAGGGCTGTTAAGGTTGAAAGCATCTTCATCAGAAGAGGCGAAAGTTACACCATGCTCAAGACCAAGGATTACAGGCTGGTGATAGAGGTTACCAGGCTGTTTATCTTTAGGCATGAACTTAACAAGATTAAGAAGCTTCACGCCATCTGGAATGAGATCCTCGATCTTATCTGCATAGTTTTCTTTGAACATCGCATTCAAAGAACCGGAAAAAGTATTATTAGCGGCCATTATTTAGTCCTTTCTTAAATTAAATTATTCAGCTACTACGTACTTAACAATTAAGCAAGCATCGAGGTTAGCAGCAGATAGATCTACACCAGTGTCACAATCGAGAACGATTTTATCACCAGCAGCAGTGATACCGTCAGTATCAGCAAGCTTGCAAGTATCAACACCATGAGCAGTTCTACGGATTAGTTGAGCAGAGAGAACCTTACCAACAGGCTCTCCTACTTTAATCATAGCTGAAAATAGACCGTTAGCATCGTTTTGAGCGACAAATGATGGAGTACCATCGCTAGCATCTAGAGCAGCAGTAATTTTGTTAACACCTTCAGTTCTTAGGAAAAGAACAGCAGGATCATCAACGGCAACAACAACGCTAGCGGGCGTGGCATTACCAGTAATAGCGAGACGAAGACATAGTTCTTGCACTTTTAGCTGTGCATTAAGAACATGCTCGTTTTTAGCAGAATAAGACATTTTTTAAATACCTTTCTAAATTATTATTATTAAACCTATTTATTTGCCAGCGCCAACGCCATTTAAAGTGTTCCTCGCCCATTTGGTTACGAAGAAGCCGCAATAGACAGCACTATGCATTAAACAGTTGTTAATTATTTTTCAGTTTATATATCTTTTTTAATTGACTTTTTCTAAGTATTTGAATTAATAGAATTTTTTATATCTAATCTTCCAAGACTCATTTTCATAAGTCCCATCAAAAGAGTTTCGTTTAAAATTGTTTTCAGATTTTGTTAAATATTGAAGATTCCACGGAACATTCAATCCGCTAATATTCTTACCTTGAAGTGGAATTATATGATCCACCACTGAATCAACTGGGCAATTTTTATAAATTTGTTCTATCTCATTTAAATATTTTTTAAAGTTTCTATTATTTCTATTTAATTCTTTAAGTCTTTCTTCCGATCTAACTTTTCCCGGATTCTCTTTTCTCCGTTTTTTCATATAGTTAGACATATAATTAGAGTTTTCTTTTCTCCAATTTATTAAATAATCATTTATTTTATTAGAATTTATCTTGCGATAATTATTCTTTTTCTCTTTATTTTTAAGTTTATATAATTCTCTATCTCGGGTTAAACGAGATTCTCTATTAGCATAATAATATGCTAAATTATACTCTTTAGTTCCAGACTTTAACTCCCCGGCCTCTAAACGACCGAGGAGGTCAGAAATTTCTTCTTTAGTTTTCATTAAACCTTAAAAAAATCTTTATATGATAGTTTCTCTTTAGGAGTTTCATCAGTTTTAACTGAATTACCAGTTTCAACTACCTTAGTTCCAAGAGCTTTTTGAGCAGCCTGAGCTTTAGCTACACGACGCTTACGTAGTTTATTAATAACTTGTTCACCAAGAAGACCTTCAATAGTTTCCTCATCAAGAGAAGCAAACATCTCTTTAAGGTCACTATTCATCTCTTCGCGAACAACGTCTACTACGTCATCTGGAGTAACATCATGACCAGCTTCTAGAGCCACGAGCATATAATCTGCCATCTTTTTAACAGTATATGGAGTTTTAGGTAGCCCAGACTTATTAAGAGCCTGTTCCATCTGAGTATCATACTGTTGGAAAGCTTGTTCTTGTAGACGAGCTAGTTCTTTCTGTTTAAGCTCTTCTTTTTCACGCTCGCGCTCGGCTCTAATGGCCTTAAGTTCATTCTCAAGGCGCTCTTTTTCAATTTGTTCGGGAGATTTCTTAGCTTGTTCAAGCTGTTTATTGATATAATCTTCAATAACTTGGTCAGGATTCATTCCTAGCTCTTTAATAGCGGCGAAGGGATCTTCACCTAGAGCTTTCATAAAGGCACTTACTTGTTTTTCAAGTTCAGCCTTCTCTTGAGCGCGTTTTTGACCGAGTTTAGACATTTGAAGCTCACGTACAAGACGCTCTTCATCATCTAAATCGATTTCTTCTTCTAATTCTTTACCATCAACCTTAAGTTTTAGCTTTTTAAGACGTTTTTCAACTTCTTTAGCCTTTTTTTCCTCTTTTTTAGAAAGTTTTTCATCTTTTTTCTCACCTTCATTAGAAGAATCTTCGAGTTTAGCCTCGATTTCTTGCTCTTCGGGGGAAAGTTCAGCACTTTCTACTTTAGGTTGTTCAGTTACAGGGGCGGCAGGAGCTGCAGGAGCAGCATTTTGTACTACTTCAGACATTTTTTACCTTTCATTCCATCCTTACGGGTAGGAAATCAGTGATTTATCCAGGGAATTCTGGGTAAAATCAATTATTTAGCTAAATTCCTAGCTTAAAATTACTGACCTTGAGAACGACGACGGAGAAATTCGGCCTTCATTTGCATTTCTTCACGACGTTTAGCTTCTTCAGGAGAAATT